ATGATAAACTAGATCATATTCATTATCAGCAATTGATAATTTAGTTGATGTTCCATTTTTGGTTTCAACACTCAGTTGAACGAATTGATTAGTGATGTTGATTAACTTGAGTAGTTTATTTGTGTCGTATACTCCTATAACGCAATCATCTAAATCAAATCCATCTGCTTCAATTGATCCTGCTAGATCTTTAGTTGCAGATGTAAATAGAATTGTTATTTTCTTGTCTTTGATTGTCCATTTTACCTTCTCATGTATTCCACCTAAGTAATACTTTTCGATTACTGATGTTAATAGTTGTTTTTCCATATTATTTCCAAAGTATTTGAATTAAAATTATGCAAACTCCTAGGCCCAAACAAGTAAGTGTTTTAGGTGTTAAGGATTCTTTAAATAGGAAATGGGACATAATAGTAAATACTACTACTCCAATCCCAAATCCAATTAATCTGCTAGGCCATATCTGACCATCATAAGCAGCTACTATGTTTTTTACTGATAACATGAATATGTAGGATATTGGCACTCCAACAAATGCCATTGTTATTGGGTGATTTTTAAACCATTCAATTTTCATTTGTCCTTGTAATTGAATGAAGGTAAGTATTTGAGCTAGTATTCCAAATAATATTCCATATAGTAACTTCATTATATAAATTTAAAGAATTTATTTACTTTATCATTTAGTGATGGAAATGCCCATCCTAGATCTTCATAGATACCTTTTAGTTTATTTAGTAGTGATGATTCAAACCCTTCTTCTCTATCAGCAAATTCATCAATTAATTTATTAATGAAATCAGGGTCATTACCTGTAAAGCCAATTACATCAATATTATATGGATTGGTTTTTAATTGAATATATTTCATTTTATCGCCAGCAGTAAATAATGGATATTGCTTTTGTACTCGTTTAAATTTAAGTAGATCATTGTAGTGAATAGCTGCTTTAGCGTTGATTGGACATTTTATTTTCAATGTGCTAAATATCTCACCTGCTTTAGGGGTACGTTCAATATATGATTCTACATTCTTTACTCCTGTTGGTTTAGCTAATAATTCAATAGGAATATCTTTAACATATTTTTTAAAATCAATTATTTGCTGGTCAATTTCGGGTTTAGGTTTACCGAACATAATATCTTTGATTAGTTGTTCTCCAAATTTAGAATACATTGGAGTCATATTTGATTTCATCAAATCTAGTCCTTTCATATCCAATTCATCAACAGTAACACCTTCTTTATTTACAATATACATTGCATAACGACGTTTACCTGCAAAGTATCCCCTTTCAATAATTACCTCTTGTTTTAATTCAAAGTAATGATCACGTTGGCCTACATTAAAGTATTCTCTAGTTACACGATTAATATTATCGTTTGCTGCTTTCTGTATTTCAGTAGTAATTTCTAGTGTTGCTTTAATATACTCATCCTTAGTTTTAGTTTTAGGATAGCGTTGTAGTACTAGGTCTTTAACTTGGATGAATAGTGAGTCTGTATCTGATGTTACAACATAGTCTTTATTTTCAGTGCTTAGTTGTTTATTCATCCACTCATTACAGAATTTAATTGATTCTTGAGTTACACGTTGTCCTGTTAATGTAATGGCTTTAGATATCATTTTATGCCCGTCAGTATAGCGCCAACCATTAATGGCATAACAGCCATAAACGTCATTTAATTTAATTTTATATGCGTGTTGTCTACGATTATAGAATTCGCCTTTAACAGCATCACCTGATTTATATGCTTTTTTCATTGCGTTTTTATATTCAACGCGTTTATTAAACCAATCAGTTAGTACTTCACATACTACGGATGAGCGATCTGTTCTAAACATAGCACCTGAAGCAGCAATTAGCCAATTATTATCTTGGATTAGGGCGATTAGTGTTCCTACTTTTACTTGTGCTTGTTGTGTTGTTTGTCTTTCAGTAAGTTTTTCAATAGTAACTACTTCATTAGGATTCATTTGCTTTAAATCCTCTAATGACCAGCTATTATCATATTTATCTCTATTTACAATGCGACCTACAAACGTTTCAATACCGATATTAAGTGATCTGATGATTGAAGGATACAGTGATGTAAAGTCCAAATCAATAACCCACTCATACAGTCCTGGAACAGGGTCTTTGAGGTAACCACCAGCATATTCTTCCTGTATTTCTTTAAGTACTGGATTTGTAGTTGTAGGTTTATTAGGTGAAACTATATTGTTGCGTTTAAGATAAGTAAGAATAGCTCCATCATTTAATGTTGTTGATAGGTAGATCTTTTCATAAGGTACATGACACAGATGACAGATAGCTATTGTTAATTCAATAAACTTAAATTTCTTTTCTAATTCTATAATAATCTCTACGTCACGAATATTATACTCAATAAACTTATTTACGTCTTCTCTAAATAATCTATCTAAATTACCTTCATAATCTACTTTACCTAAATTAACGTATTTAGTTCCTATATCATTTAATTTATAGGATGGTTCGTTTTTAGGATTATATTTCTTATATAGTAGTAGATAATCAAGATGATTTATACCTGCTATTTCAATTGGTTGGCTTTGATCCCATTCAGTAAATTTAAATTTGCGAATTGGAGATAAACGAGCAGCTTCATCTCTACCTAATACATTACATAATCTATAGTATAGGTAGGGAACATCAAAGAACCCACTATTCCATCCTGTGATGATAGTTGGGTCTACTGTTTCCCATAATTCAAGAAATAATGATAGTAATTGTGCTTCATCATCACAAGGTATTACTTGTCTACTTTCTTCATTAATTGATTGTAGTTGTTTCTTCTCATCTAAGATAAGACAGTAATGTTTTTTACCTGTAGCATCATATAATGCTATTGAGGTAATCTTCATCGGTGCTGTCTTAATGTATTCTGTAGTTAAAGCACCACCAATTTCACACTCAATATCGAAATAAACTATATTTTGCCATTCAGGAGTATCATCACTGTCTTTGTATTTATCAATTAATACTGCTGTAAGGCGATCAATATCCGATTCATATAGATGATTGTCATTCCATTCATATTTGGTAACGGCTTTAGCGCGTTTACCATCTAGTGTTGGATATTGACCATTAGCATCAATTTGAAAACGAGGTAAAGTATAACTAAATTCACTCCAACCTGTTTTATCGTCGCGTAGATGAAATTTGTAATTCGGTTTCCCGTCGTAGTAGATTGATTGATACATACTTAAATGTAAGATGGGGGTTTTGACACCCCCATTTTATTTATAATGAACTTCTTTGCTTATCTCCTTGCCACTGTCCATCGTACATTTCTGCCGAGACACATTCATGGAAGTAAATTTGTGCTACTCGAGCATCTTTTTCAATGAATATAGGTTCAAACACATAAAGTAAAGTGCCCATAAATTCGGTTTTAAAGCCGGGGTCAAATACAGGACTGTTGATTACAGCACCATTGCGGTAGAGAGAGGAGCGTTGTTTAATAAATGCTACTCGATTATCTGGTATATTACATCCTTCGTTGAATGTAATATCATATACACCTTCATATAGTAACCATCCTGCATCTCCATCTAAATTGATTGAGTCAATGGGTGTGTATGTTGTAAGTTCGGTTTTGTTTTTTAATACTTTACCTATTTTACCTCCGTTAGGTAAATTATAAGCACCGCCTCCAATTCTATTACCTATTTTCTGTACTGCTTTAAGTGATAAATCATAACCAACCTGAGCTGGTTTACCTTGTGTGTGTTCTAGAAGGAGTAATCCTTCGTCTATGATTTGTTTTGCATTTAACATAATATAAATTTATTAAAGTTCTTCTGTTATTCCAAGTATTTCTGCTACAATTAAAAAAGCACCAGCTACCCAAATATCAGATCTACAAAGCGCAATACCTGCTGCAATTCTAAATGCAGATTTAATTATACTAATTCTAAAATGCCAATTTGTTTTACTTTCTTTCTGCTGCATCTTTATAATCTTGGATTGTTTTTGAATTTGCCTGTTCCCATGGATATACAATCCATTCATTATCAGTTACTTCTTTCCACCAAAATGATGGTTGAACCATAGCTGATTTTTTATAGTGAATAGTAACTGTATATATTTGAGGATATCCAACATACGGATGTAATGTTTCTCCAGTATCACAAATATCATCTACTAATAGCATATTTCCATCTTCATAATCAATATCATCTTTTTGATATGGGATATTTAATTTATGAGATAATATTACTGCGGGAATTAGACCCCCACGAGGTAACCCATATATAGAGGAAAATTTAATTTTACTTTCTCTTATATCATGAGCTAACCTAGTAGTAGCAGCTTCAATAATGCCCCAATGTAAATATACTTTCTCCATTATTTAAATTTAGCTCCATTTACTTCAATTGCGTGAAGGAATTCTTCACGAATTAAATTATCTTTTTCCATAAACACACCACTAAACTTATTTGTAGTCATTACAGATGGATGTTTAATACCTCTATGTGAGCAACAAGTGTGTTTACAAGCAATACTAACTGCTACTGAGGGACAATCCATTTTATCTGCAAGGTAATTATGGATTTGTTGTGTAAGTGATTCTTGCATTTGTGGTCTACGAGAGAACCATTCTACAATACGATTCAATTTACTTAATCCAATTACATTCTCACCAGGAACATATGCTACAGTAGCATAACCTGTAAATGCAAGGTTATGATGTGCACACATACTAACGATAGGAATACCTGATTGAATTACTAATCCATCATAATGATCATCGTTAGGGAATACTGTAATATTTGGTTCGTCAGTGATTGATCCTACAATAAGATCCTTCAACCATGCCTTAGCTACACGACGAGGTGTATCTTCTGTTTGTCTATCTGCTTTATAATCGAAACCTACAGCATTAAGGAAATCAGCGTATGCTTCAGATGCTTTTAATATCATATATTCTATCTCTTCTTGTGTACGAGGCAGATTGCCATTTGATTTTTTTAATAATTCCATATTTTTATTTTTTTGATTGCCAATATATTGATCTTACTTCGCCTCCTAACTCTTGGTCATTAGGAGTATTTTCAATTAATGATTCGGGTACTATAATATGATTGCGGTTATTACCTTGATTATAACATTTAGAACATAATTGACCAATACCCTCAACATAACCAATTCTCATATCAATGTGAGTTTCAAAATCGTATGGTGTTTCTACACCACAGGATATACAATGATCTTTTACCATAAGTTATACATTTAATGTTTTATTCCAAGCTGCAATATGCAAACGAGTCAATCCTCTAAATTTATATTTCTTAGCCATTTCAAGAACGAATTGAGTACGTTCTTCAAAATTAGCTACATCATCTAATCCTGGCATACAAACTACATTCTTAAGAGGTATGCTAAATGGTACGACAAAGTCCCTAAAAAGTTCCAATACGTCTTCTTCATTGCTAATTACGAATTTAAATTGATAATTTTTATGTTGCATTACACGCTTAATAGCAGCTTCATTGATACGTTGTTTAGCATCCAAACCTGAATTAGATAATTTAGGTGAGCAATTGATTTGGTGTAAAGTCCAAAATAAGCCAGGATCAATTACAATTGTACCATTAGTTTCAATTTCATTATACACATTAGTCAAATTCGGTTCTTGTGCTAACCAATATTTAAAGAAATTAACAATTGATTGTTGATGCCCTTTAATTGTAGGTTCACCACCAGTCCAAATGATGTGAATATTACCATTTAAGATATCATCATATATATCCTGTTCTTTCCATCTATCAATTAGGTATTGGAATTCTTTATCTTCACCTCTCCATAACCACTGAGAAGTAGAATCGCAAGTCCAAGTTGCTTTACCTTCTAATTCAAGATCACCTTTAAATATTTCACCATCTTCTAATGATGCTTCTTTTAAAAGATTATTTGCAAATGCTCTACTCATACCACAAGTTAGGTTACAAATACCTAACCTAACAAAGTAAGAGGGCACTCCAGAGGAGATACCCTCACCTTGGACAGAGTAGAAGTCAGAACTTATTAATAGTTTATTTGGATCTATTTTACTCATTTTTTCTTACGTTTTAATTGTTTTTCAGAGATAGTGGTTTCTTCTGCTTTAGTTTCTACTACAGGTTCTGGTTTACGAGATGCTGTTTTCCATTCTGTTTTAGAGACGAATTGCCATTCTCTACCTGATATTTGATCTGCTTGCTTGTCATCTACTCTGATGATGTTTCCTGTTTTTGCATTCTTAAGACACTTCATTGGTTAAATCCTCCATGTTTTTATGTAATTGAATATATAAACTAAATTTTGCCACTCAGTTATCGTTGCAATAAGACTAATGTGTTTTTCACCACATAGTCCTAATGTATGTTCTATAATGTGTATCATAATTCTAAAATAAAAATGTCCCCCTACCGTAGTAGAGGGACATTGGGGTGTGAAATTAAGCTAATTCACTGTTCTTGATACGACGACGAGTCAACATATACATTGCGTTTGCAACGGGGTTTGTTACTCGGCGAGTACCGCTTGTCATGTTAGATACGTGACTAACTGAATAGCCTGTTTCTTCTGCAAGGCGGGTTGTATCACCTGTACGTTTGCGAGCTTTAAAAAAAGCCAACTTTGCTGTCCTGTTCATGTAGTTTGCACGAACTCTTGTTTGATAACTCATAACTATGCTTGTTTATTGTTTACGCGATATGTTCAGCTAATACTTTTTCTACGTGGGATTTAGCTACTTCCCAACTTACAGGTCCTGTTTCATCAGCATATTCTACAGGATCAGGACGACCTAATCTAATAAATGCTTCAATACGTTCTACTGATGCTGCTGATTTATAGTCGCTAAACCATTCTTCATATTGGAAACCTAGATTATCATAAATTAATAATTTAATTGGTTTATAAGATGTATTTGTACGCTTATATACTTCATCAAAATCGAGACCCAAGATATCACAAGATTTTTGCCCATCCTCTAAGATTGTGAATTTATTTACTTCCAAATATGGAGTATAAATTGATACTAAATGTGAATCCCAATTACCAATAACAAAAGCATCAAAATCAGCATCTCTAAATTCTTGTCTACAATCAGGGTAAATTGCATGATCACCAGCATGAATTCCCATTGCAATTTCTACTGGTTGTCCTGTAGTGCAATCATCTCCAATATTCTTAGTTGCAATTGAAAGTGCTACTGCTTGAATAAGTGAAGCGAAAATCTTATTACGATTAGGAACAACAGTATCTTTCATGTTGTCTTGTTCATAATGTCCTTCAGGAACGTCGTCACCACCTTCAACAAGTGCTGAATTGAGTAATTGAGATAGTCCATCTAGTTTGATGATTTGATGGGTTACTTTACCATAAATTTCCTTACCACCACAACCACAATTTTTCTCATTTACATAAGCAACTAGTGATTGTGCTCTTTCTAATTCTATTTTGTGTTTTTGACCATAATCAAAACCTAAAGCTGTTACATCGTAACCGTTTGCAAGGAGGTGGAGGAGTAGTGTTGATGAATCCATTCCACCTGACAGTGATAATACTGCTTGTTTTCTCATTTTGTTAAATAATTAAAATTAAGAGCGTATTATTTTGTTGAACGATTAGCTCTAGAACCGTTAAAATACCATTTAAGAAAGTCTCCAGGATACAATAATACTTCACCTGTATATTTTGGGTTTGTTATAGAGCGGGTTTCAGGTTTTACCCTTTTCTTCTTAGCACACTCTGCTACTTGTTTTCCTAAAGCAGGACCTGCTGCTCTGCCTAGATAATCATACAGTGATAACATTTTTTCTGACATAACTTTTAAATTTGTTTACATTGAATATAATATCTTCTTTTTGGCCACTCAAATCCTTTTCAAAGTAATAAGTAAGTTTTTCTTTTGGTTTGAAACTTATTCCGCTATCTGTATACCTTACTCCTTCTGCTCCTACTAGAATAGGATTAGATGTATCTACTGATTTGATAAATTTCCAATCTCCATAAGACATAAATTCCTGAGGTAGAGAACAACCTAGTAAATGGTGATAGTAGGTAGGTCTAATAATATTATTTGCTACTAGTCTTCTAATAAATTCCATTCTACCATACATTTGTGCTTTTAAAATATCCATTCCTGTATATTCTGTAGGATAAGCAATACTGGAGTGATTGAATGCTATGTGTTTATATCCTAAATCAATTAATGTTTGGTATGTAGATATTAATTCACCTATAGTTTTACCTTGACATACAGCCATTAATTCAACATCCATATCATGGAGTTTACTTCCATAATTTATCATCCAATGTTTTGCACTTCTAATAGTTGTAACTGAATCATTCCAAGCATCAGGGACAATGAATACATTAGGGCGTATTAGGGTAATTTTTTCAAGTAGATCTGCTATTGTGTGATCAATCCCTTCAAACAATCCATTATCCATAATAATGAATCGTTTATTTATTCTTGCTTTTTGAAAGAATAATTTATATCTTGATGATTCATCAATTAAATGAGGAAGACAATAATCATAATCATTCCACTCATAAGCATGATGCATTAAGCTAAGAGGTAACTCGTGTGATACTTTCATTGAAAATGCTTTAATTTTTTCCTTAATTTTTCTATTTGAATTGATGCCCACCACTTTCCCATATTTCCACTAGGTTGAAATTCTTCTTCCCAATACTTAATTTTTTCTAAAATAGGTTTATTGTGTTTATTGAGTATATCTATTTCATAATAGCTATTCTCTTCCAACATAGCATCTTCCCAATGCCCTTCAGTGTAAGGAGGAGGATGATCTAATTCATATTGCTTAATTATTTCCTTCTTTTGTTGTTTAGTTGGCTTCATATATGGCAGTGTTTTTAGCGTGTTCCATAAATTCTACTCTCGCTACCTTAACCCTACCACTTGTTTCTTCTTGAACAAATGTATTTAGTTTTTCAAAAATGTATTTAGCAAACTGCTCTGCCCCAACAGCAGGAATAATTCTAAGTTGAATTATACCTAATTGATCCATTGTTTTAAAACCACCTAGTCCCGGATCATCTTCTGCAATGATAGTAGTATGATCAAACATATAATCCATCCATGCTTTAGGATTTTTACCATCGATAGTACCGTTAGCACGTTTCATACCTCCAAAATCCCAAACCCAATTACGTTCATCTAGTTCACCTTCGAACCATACTCTGAATGATACTCCATAACCGTGGAGGAAACGGCAGTGTGTTCCTTCTGCTTTCCATTGGCGAAACACACAACTAAAACCATCAAATAGTTTTGTTGATTGAAACATGTTAGTCTTTTTTTATTGTTGTTGGTTTAAATAAGATAGTTGATAGGAAATTTAATCCTATTGCTTGCCAAAATGTAATTTCGGGTAATCCAAATATAATAGGCATCAACCAATTCCACAACAACATCAAAGGATAACCTAATAATACTATAGCTATTGCTATCATTCCTATAACTGCAGCTACTGCTTCAAAACTATTCTTCATTTGTTTGTATTTGATTTTCTATATCGTCTATGTCTATTTTAATGTCTGATAATGATTGTTCAATTTTAGAAACCATATTAATTAATTCATTCATCATCGCTGTTTGTTGTTCTGGAGATGATGTTTGAATATTGTTTTGTATTTCTAAAACTCGTTCGTGTATTTTATCTGTTTCCATTTTCTTCTTTATCTTTAAATTTAAGAAATTCTTTTGCCACTACCACGTTTTCTCTTTTATATTTTGGTTCATAAGGACAATTTAAACATTTATTCCCACAACATTCCCCTCGTTGGATATGGTAGAGGGCAGTAAAAACCACCCTCGTACCATCCATATAATAGTGAATGTCTTGTATAAATTCATGTTTCATATTATACTATTTCACAAGCACCCCCAGCGCATGCTGCTTGATCCATCAATGCAGTATCATCAGTAAATTCAACGATTTGAGATAAATTGATATTGTGAAGATGTTGAGCCATTTCATTGAATTGTTCTTTAGTAATATCTTCAAATGGAGCTTGTGTATATGAACCTCCAAAATAAGGTAATACTGATAGTCCGTTAAATGTTTCTCTATTATTCCACATCCAATTACCTACTTCTTCCCACTCATTTTCATTAATAGATACTGTAGCTGATACGTTGTTTGTGTTTGCTCCTTTACGATGGCCTTTTCTTACCCACTGTACATTGAACTTCTTAGTACGCTCAAGCATATCAATTACATTTTCAGTTCTTAAGATAGAACCTTCTGGTGCTGCTTGTGGTACTGAAATTACAGCTTGAATTGTTGGTTTGAAGAAATCATCTTCTACTAATTCAGGATGATTAACTGCAAGGTAATTATAAATTGCCTCGTTCTTACCTACGCGAATACGACGGATATAATAGTCATTATGCCAAGCATGAATACCAGATGATGTTCCTAATACAAGTGAACTAGTACCTGATGGTTTAACTGTAGTAACACGAGCTGCTTTATTAACGTTGATTGCTTCGGCAACACGAGCGTTTTCATCTTTAGCTATATTAGCTGCTTTTTCCAAATCCAATCCTAATACAGCTCCAGAACCAATACCTGTCATTCCTACACCTAGCAAAGCATCTTTTTCAGTTGTTTTTTGCCAAATATCTCTCAAGTAATGGAAGTTAGTGTATGCTGCTTGAAGAGTACCAATAAATGCTCCTGCTTTAACACGTTCGTTTAAATCTTCTTGTGATTCAACATTTGAAACGTTTACTTCACACAAGTTACAGAATTGGAAAGGACGTAAAGCAATTTCACAACATGGGTTTGATCCCCAATCTTTGTCATTGCTAAAGTAAATACCGGGTTCACCACTGCCGCTTAATTCAATTTTCTTCCATAATTTGAAGAATTCTTCTTCGGTAATTTTGTGGCGTAATACAACGGCAGAATTATTAGAGCGACCACGTTGTGGGTTTTCTTCCCACCAATTACCAAACTTACAAGTTAACATATCTTCATCATCCAAATCGAATAATGAAATGAGAGCAGCACGACGAATACCTCCACTCAATACAGCATCAGCAATGTGACAAGCCATATCGTGTACTTCTACTGAAGTCATTTTATCGCCATTTTTCTTGCGATCAAATATCTTCTGGAGATTAAATAGACATTCTTTCAATGGCTCAGGGCCAGGTGCTTTACCACCTACAGTAATTAATTGAGCGCCTTTAGCTCTGATATCTCTAAAATCAAATGTTGGGAGTGGAGCGCCTTGAAAATATGCTTTACATAGCATACGAACGGCATCAGCCCATCCTTCAATACTATCACCTACTAAATAGCGTTTGTGTTTAGTTGGTACTTTAATTTCAGGTAGTTTTTCAATATGGTGGTTTTGCACACTATATCCTACTCCACATCCTGAAAGGAGGAGGAACATTATTTCACTAAATGCTCTCCAATCATCCAAAGGAAGAAAAGAGCAATTAAATATACGAGCATTATTAAGCTCAATGGGCTTACCAGCGAATTGCAAACTGCGCATTGAAGGCAATACCTTCTTAGCGTAGACCAATTTATAAACTTCTTCAATTTCATCTTTTAGTTGTGGAAATTTAGTTTGATGCATTTCTTTATTTCTCGTAACTAATTCTTCCCATGTTTCTCTCCTTTTTTTCTCAGGTACATACTTACTATACTTCATGTAAGTAGTAATCTCGCTAAGGATACCTTGCGTTACATCCATTTTTGATTTTATTTTTTAGTTATTATAAATATTGAGTCGTTTATTTTAATATTAAATTTATCTTTAGAAATAAATTTATTAATAAGTCGCTGGAATAGGCTTTTTCTCATTTGTCCGGCTCCATCATTAGTGTATGATTTAAAAAATAAACTTTCCAAATCAGATTGCTCAAAATAAGGCATTACCTCATCTTTAACTATTTTAGATACAGTGTCTAAATAATATTCACCTTTTATTGCTCCTTTAGTTTTAGCAAATCCTTTTTCAGTTTCAGGAAAATAAAAATCTAATACCCAATATTTGTTTTCTAAACCTTGTTTTTTTAAAGTTACTACCATTATTGGATCGTTATCTTGTTTCTCTATTTTCCACATTTTTTGTCCATCAGACATATCTACTTCTTCATAATTATATGCTAAGTCTGGGTTTAGAAATTCATATAGTCCTGTATTGGCTTTGTCAAAGTATTCATCTAATGATTTAGCCTCCTGTAGTATTTTGCAGTCATTTATAAAGGATAATTGTGTCCATCGATCTAGATCAAATCGTTTATACTTGGTCATTTTAACTTAAATAAGTGATTTGATAAAATTGCTATATGTTGATTTTGGGTTTAAACCCACGTAACGTTGAACTGCTTGTCCTTCATGTTCAATTACTACTGTAGGGACAGAAGTAACCATATATTCTTGAACATAATCGGGGGATGTATCTACATCGATAGTTTCAAATTGTACATTTGGAAACTCAGTAGCCATTTGTTCGAAAACAGGAGCTAATTGATGACAGGGGCCGCACCATTTGGCGGTGAATCTCTTAACCTTTACCATAATTCTTATTGTTGTAGTTATAAATATAATATATACTTCATTAACCTTCAAGCTTAAAGAACTTCTTTTGAAGTAGTTGTCTTTCTTCAACTCCTACTCCTGAAAAGTCATTTACTGGCTTGTTGTTAGTTCCTGTCTCAATATTATCATCATCAACTGGGCTATCATCTATATCGATATATCCGTTTGATGTGTTAATTTTGGATCTGAATGTCATTCCATCGGCTCCATATCTATTTTTCATAATATGCCAATTTCCTGTACCTTCGATTTTGTCTTTACGCTTACGAGCTAATGATAATATAATATCACCAATCATAATTTTATCATAAGATCCAGCTGCATTATCGCCTTCAATAATATCAGATTTAGCAGCGGTACGATTTGCTTGTGATGGTGATATAATGGGTATACCACGTTCTTTACCAAATGCTTTAGCAGCAACATAAACATCATCGATTTCATCTTTACGATCTTTTCTACCTTTAGTACGCATATAGTCTAGGTAGTCTATAATGATCATATCCGGTTTAAAATCGTTTTGATGCTCTAACTGCTGTAAATGTGCTTCTATCGTGTCAAATGATGCTCTCTTAGGTGGATATTCTTTAATAATTACTTTGCCTTTAACTTTACCTACTATTTCATCTACTTCTTTACGATGGTCCTTTAGTTTATCTACATCAATACCAGAGAATATAGCATCGTAGCGTTTACCTACATATCCTTCACCTAACTCAAGTGAATAATGTACTACGTTAAATCCTAATGATGCAGCATAAGCGCCCATAGCAGCTACAGCCCATGATTTACCACCACCAGGATTACCAAATACTAGTACTAAATCACCTTTACCATATCCACCTTGTGTCATTTCATTAAACACAGGCCAAGGGAATGGGATTGTATTTCTATCATCTTCACGATATCTAGCTTCAATATCTAGATTATAATCAAGACCGATTGTTTTATCCTCGCCTGATTTTACTGCTTTGCTGATTAGCTGGAGAATACTATCAAAATCATTTACTTCAAGTAATTGTACTGAATTAAGAATAGCTGATTTTACTTGTTGGTTTCTACAAAATGAGCTAAATTCAGATTCAACCCATTCTAGATCACTTTGATCAGCCATTTTATAGGCTTCTTTTAGTGCTTCTACAATTGATATTCTTAATACTTCATTCTCAAGTTTCTTTACCTCAATTGATAGTGTTTCTACTGTTGGTGTAGTATGGTATTGTCCAAAATACTTTTGAATGTATTCTACAACCCACTTATGTGCTGATGATTCAAAGTACTCTGAATCGAGTGAATCAATGATGTTAATTAGAAATTGTCGTTGTGTTAGTAGAGCTCCTAATACTTTTACTTGAAATACCGGTCCGTACTGATTTAATTTACTTAATGTTGTGATAGATACCTCCTTTGTTTTATAACCTTATTAATTATTCTCTTTAATATAATCTCTTATAATAGCACATTTCTCGTAATCTTCTACTTCATAAGCTGAATACCACATTATATCCTCTAGTAGTTTTTTAAAATCACCACTGTGTTTATTATCTAATACATCTTGTAAAAACAACATTTGATCTATAGGTAATGTTGAATTATATATTTCAGGATGTAATATAGATTTATATATCAATTTTGTTGAATTCATAACTTATTTGTTTGTCTAAATTTATTTAATCTATTTTGAACCTCCAAATAAATCCTCCAGCAGATTTATTTACGCCTTTACAGCACATTAATATACTAGTATTATTAACACTAGTATGTTTTTTAGCTTCGACTGCATTTTTCCATTCATTAATAAAGTTACCTTGTAAATCGTATTGTATTACTTTATTACCCTTTTTAGTATTGCCTCTTATTTTAAAATTAGGTTTACCTTTTTTTAATAGTGATTGTCTTTCACCCCATTCTTTTGGTTTTGTTTTTCCCTTTTTAGAAGCACTTATTTTTTGTTTTGTTTCTTCAGATATAGGTATGTTACGTTTACCCCTATATTGTCCTTTATCTTTTCTAGGTTTATGTTGTTTATGGGGTTTATGTTTAGATCCTTTATTACTTAAACCTTGTTTTAATTTAGATTCATCACTTTTCCTTCCTCCTTGTTCTCCTAATCTTAAAACTAAGTTATTTTTATCTAATACATTATAGTGTTCTCCCCAGTATATTTCACGCTCATTTAATAATCCCTCACTACATTCTTCTATTATTTCAAATATGTGATTTTCGACGCCATGTTTTTCAAATGAACGCTTTAATTTAGGTTGAAATTTACACCCATAATTTTTATATTCTTCCCATCTCCTATCAATATTAATACTTTTACCAATGTATATCCTATTATTAGGTGATGTAATTTTATAAATACCTATCATATTATTATTTACAATAAATATCTAAAGAGAAAAAGAGCTGCTTTAACCAAGATGATGTATTAGTAATACTTTCACCTAATTTATCATTGTGATACAACTGCAAGAATATAGGTATATTTAATTCATATGAATTATTAAATGCATCTTTAACTAATTGTTTATTCTCTGGTGATAGGAAGCTACCATTCAAAGACATCAGCTGTTGATTAATTAATAGTTGACGTCTTCTTTCTACAACCGACAGATATAGTTTATTTTCATCTACTTTATCTGCTGATGAACTAATAATCTCATCTAATTCTACTTTGATATTGCTTATCAATTCAGGAAATAACTTAATTAGTTTTTTAGGGCCTAAACCAGTAATACCAGGAATATTATCAGATGTATCTCCCATTAGTATTTTATAGTTAAGAAAGTTACTACTACTAACACCAAATTCTTCTAATACATCTTTTGGAGTGTATATTTTCTTTTTAGTAGGAGAATAACAATGAACTTTATCACTTACTAATTGAAGGAAGTCTTTATCAGCAGACATGATAGTTACCTTTTGGGTTTCATCATGTGCCTGGAATTTATTAGCTAAATGACCAATAATATCATCTGCTTCTAAACCATCAATGCTAATAACTGTAACAGGTAAGCACTGTAAGTATTGGACCAAACGTGATATTTGATTATTAATACTTTCATTCTCTTCATCTTTAGATGAGAAGATATTATGATTAGTTATACGGCTAGAATTACGGTTTGCCTTATATTCAGGATATAAATTTCGTCTTGCGTTTGACCCTCCAATACCATCAAATATTACAACCACTTTAGTTGGATCAGACATGCGTATA